GGTAATGAAATCAATGCGCCATATTTAGCCATCTACGCAGTCTCCGCAAAAACGATTAACTGCACTTTGACTGCCGGGTAATCATTAATCCCATCACTACCTGAAGGCTGTATTGTTATGGTGTTTCCAGATGCAATAATATTTCTTTTATCTGTGTAACTTATTGTCCCTTTATCCTCCAGAGTACCAACTGCAAACCCAACCTTTAAGCCAGGCTCAAGGTTGAACTGGTAGCTTCCTGTTTTCTGACCTAAAGCAAGATCGATGATACCCACCACGGTTACAGGTTTAATGCCATAGTTATTCGGGACGCCGTTAGCGTCCCATGTCTGAATTCCCCATGTCATCAGAATACCCCTGTTAATTTGCCAATCTGCACGCGGAGAACGCCATTGCCATCTTTAACGCTGTAATTCAGATTGGTCATTTTCGTTGCACCCTCCCCGGCAACAGCCCCATTCATTTCAAACGTCCCGTCTGATTTCATGATGGTGCCGGTTTGCCCCTGAACATAATTAACGGAGCGCAGTTCGCCAATTTTTGCCAGCGTGATTTGACCATACTGAATAAACGCATCGCTGATAAACACCTGACCATTAACAACAGCAAAGGGTGAATATTGCGTATCACCGCTACCACTCATCAGGACGAACTGGTTGGCGTTAAACCCGACGCGGGTGACTACCGGCTTACCCGCTTCCGCCAGCACCGCGATCGACATCCCGGCGTTATACATCACACCGTTAATCCGGACTCCAGTTTTGAGGGTGTAAATTGCAGATGCTCCTGTAGCATCAACTACGGCGGTGAGCTTATCTTCCAGCGCTGCAGTCACATCATTGAACTGCGCCTGCACCTGCGTGGACATTTCAGCCATCGCTTTATCAACATCTGCAATGGTCGTTTTAACCACCAGAATATCCGCGCGCACTTCGCCGTACTGCGCCCACTGGTGTTCCACCGTTCCATGGTTGGCCAGCGCATTCTGCAACGCAGCTTCCAGATTGGTATCAATGTCGCTTGTCAGGCGGTCACCATCGGCAGACGTCAGGAAGTCATCAGCAATATCTCCCAGGTAGTCGTCAGCATTCGTGTTGGATTGGCCACGAACCCAGTCGGTCCAGCCTGATTCATTACCCGTTCTGTCTACCAGCTGCGCGCGGTACCAGAATTCCTGCCCCGCCTTCAGCCCCAGTTGGGTGTATTCGGCAGACGGATAAGGCACATCCGACAGCAAAAGAGGATTAGAGAAATCACTGTTCGCGGTGTACTGAATTTCCGTTTTCAGCGTATCCCCGGTATTAGCCGGGAATCCCCAGTTCAGGCGAATCCCCCAGTTGATCGGCGTTGTCGCAAAGCCGACAGGTTTCGGCGGATTTCCCACCTTGCCCGTTAGCGTTTTCTCTTCGGAGTAGCCCCAGCCAGAGGAAATTTCAGCGGCATTAATGGCACGCACACGCACGAGGTAGCGCCCTGCGTAAATGCCCGGAACATCGAATGACGTGGTGGAGCTGCGCGGCACGTTAACCCAGTTACCGTCATTGCGGCGCCATTGTGCCTCATACGCTATAGCATTCTGCGCCTGGTCCCAGCTCACCCGCATGGTTTCGACGCTGATATTCTGCTGAACCACTGAAAACGAACTGATCACGATGTTGGCTGGCGGCGACTGGTTACCCGGCGGGATCACGCTCACCGGCCGCTGGTCAATGATGGCCCCGGTATCGATACGGGCATATTTATCCGGATCGTGCCATGCCCCGGTAATCGAAAAAGTGCCATCTCCATTATCGGAGACGCTGACAACACGATACTGTTGCGCGTAGAGCTCGTCCGATTCAACCACCCATACAGCTTCGGCCTGTGGTGTCTCACTGTATGCCGTGGTGACTGTGACTGATTCCCCGTTAACCGCCTGAATAGTCCTGCTCTGTGACGCACCGGAGGGAAGATTGAGAATAAGGCGATCGCCTGCTGCTGCATCAGCTACGCGGTCAAGTTTTATCACGCGACCGTTAACAGCACTGATGCGGCCACCCATAACTTTGCCGGACAGAAGCTCGTCTGACACGGCGATGATGTATCCCGGCTGCGGAATGTTTCCGTCCAGGCCAACATCAAACGAAACAACGCGATCCTTATTGTTGGTGAGAATACCCCAGCGCCCCTTTCGGTTCGCTTCTGATTGACGGGTACAGCCGATGGCTGTCATTTCCAGCTGATTAAATCCGTACCGTGCCACCAGAGGCTGCTCAAACACCGGCTCCATCGCGTCGGCATAAGCGTTACCCGGATCTGACCATGAAACCAGCGCTGTGGTGTAGCGGCTTTTCGTGGTGCTGCTCGAATAGGTGAAGCGACCGCCAACAACGTTAGCGCGCGTGTAGCTGTAATCAACATCGCGCGGCATGTCAGCCAGGGCCACAATCTGATCCCCGCCCCAGTAGGTCATGCCACGAAAGATAGCAGCAAAATCACGCAGGACTGTGTAGGCATCGTTCCGGTCCTGAATGTACACGTTGCAGGTATAACGTGGTTCGGTACCGTTGCCACCTTTGCCGTCTGGTACCATCTGATCACAATACTGGGCAACCTGATAAAGCGTCCATTTATCAATATTCGCAGCTGTCAAACGGTGACCGAGGCCGAACCGGTCAGAAACAACCAGATCGTAAAAAATCCACGCTGGGTTATCTGTCCATGCCCACTTAAACGCACCGGTCCATGTACCGCTATAAGTGCGGGTTTCAGGGTCGTAGGTATCAGGAACGCGGATAACGCGGCCGCGCGGTTCGCATGAAATTTGAGGAATAGAGCCGTTGAACTGGCTTGAGTCGAATTCGATGTAGAGCAGCGCGGTGTTCGGGTAACGCAGTTTGGCGTCAATCACCTCGGTGAAGCTCTGCAGCGTCATCGTGTCGCCGATCTTCGCGCTGTTGGCGTCAGAGGTAATCTTACGCAGGCGTATTGTCCAGGTGCTGCCAGCCTGCGGTAAATCGATACGGTGGCTGCGCTCATAACCAGACGTCGTTTTGCCGGTCACGCTGGTATTGAGGACCGTCTGCCATGTGCCGCCGTCCGTCTGCAGGTCTATAGCATAATTAACCGAGTAACCGACCAGATCACCGTCGTCCTCCTGTTTGAAAAGCGAGGGCCATTTCAGACGCAGGCGAACTGCTGAAAGCTGCGTATTGGTAAACGTTCGCGTCCAGGCTGTGGCGCTTGATACCTCAGTTCCCACGCTGATCTCGTTTTCGGTACCGGGAATACCCTGAATATACTTTTGCGCCTGCGTTCCCGCGCGAAACTCCCACGTCACGCCGCTGAAGTTTTGGGAGCCGTCGGCATTCTCCAGCGCCGTTCCGTCCAGGTAGATATCTTTGCCGGTTAGCTGCCCTGCAAACTCCCCCTCCCCAAGCGCAATGAGGATTTTTGCCTTCGCTACAGATTGCAGATCATCAGGCTGTTCGGTAGGGGTTCGGGAACTTGAGCTGCCGCCCTTGCGGCCCTTTAACACTTTATCTGTAGCCATATTGCGCCCATAAAAAAAGCCACCCGAAGGTGGCCAGAAAAAAGGTTAGTTATCTACTGCTGATCTTCGACATAAATTCCGGCAGAAATAATCGCTCCGCCTATCCGCCGGCGACCATATAGAAGCGGTACCGGGTAGCCCTGAGCGGCGGTGTTTGTCACTCCACCGAACGCGTAGGATGCACGGTTATCTGCACTTTGTTTGCTAGCTATGCCTGATGGCTGTGGTGAAAGAAGCTGAATAACCCCACCGAGAACCAACGAGGCGCCAGTTGCTGCAGCAAACCCAGTTAATCCACCAGCAGCGAACGCGGCGCCAACCCCACCAGAAACAAAGACAGCAGCAGCTATCAAAACTGCTCCTAATATCGTCTGAAAAAGACCAGCGCGTTTACTACCAATAATTACAGGCATAATCCTTACTACATCGCCTTCAGAGGGAAAACCCATCTCATCTGCGGCAATATTTCTTTTCCCTTTGAACACCGCAAAAGTTAATCCGCGACGTTTACTGCTGATCATGAAGCTTTCGAAACCGGGCAATGTTTTACTTAAAGCAATAGCAGCTTCACCAGTTCGCGCTATCAGTCGTTGATGGGTTCTACCGAAGGTCTTTCCTAACACTCCGCCGAGCTGAATTGTTGTCATTACTTCTTTCATATTCTCACCATAAAAAACCCGCCGAAGCGGGTTAAGTTTTGGTTAGATACAGCGTTCTATTACTTTAATCCGGCTGTTGATTCGATAAGCAAATAGGCCACCTTGATGACGGAATTCAATCTTGGTAATTCCGCCGTTCGATATTAAATCAACCATCTCAAGTTGAGATTGTGTAAATACAGTTTTACCACCGTCATAAGGCTGGATAAAAACGCTTCCATATTTTTGGCTTTCTTCTTGCCAGCCAGCGAGTATGCATTCAGCTAATGCGTCAATTTGTTTCTTCGATTGAAAAGTATTTGACGCTGGCTCCTTCCGGAGATCCTGCATACTCGAGCAACCAGCCATGACTAACAAAGAAAGTGCCAATAATGTTTTTTTCATATCCCTATCCCCTTCGGTTTTACAAAAGGTTAGCACAGAGATTTGTACCGTAGAACCTTCATCGTTCTTTCCTGCCAATATCCGCCATACGGCACGCGCTGGCTCAGATGACCGTACAGGTGATGCAGCAACATATTACCTTCCAGCAGGATTCCCGCGTGATTCCACTTATCGGCCTGGACCTGCATGATCACCATATCGCCGGGTTTCGGTGGCCCGTCGAATTCACGGAATCCGCACTCATACCAGCAATCCTGATAGAAGTTGTCCGGATAGTCGTTTTCCCACCAGGGATAATCCACACGGTAATCGTGGAGCTCGATACCATGCGTTTGCCGGAAATAGCTCATTACCAGCCCCCAGCAGTCAAAGTGGCCAAGCACAAACGGGCGCTCAAGCAGCGGCAGCTCTCCGCGCGGCTGGATGGTGCGTAAATCCCCCTCTGGCCAACTCACAATATGCCAGGGTAACAGCGTTGCGTCACATTGCGCTTTATCCAGTTCGCTCGGTTGCGTCGTGGCGTCAGGGTGACTGTGAGCGATGGCGATAACCGTTCCCCAGTCTTCAGCAGTTGCATAGTCTTCGGGGCAAAGGACAAAATTGTCCTCCGGCGCCGCGGCTAGATTCCGGCACGGGAAATAACGTTCAACACGGCTTTTCTGCGCCACCACGCCGCAACACTCGCGAGGATAGTCAGCTGCAGCATGCGCCATAATCGCATCGATGGTTTTCTGACGCATATCAACTCCTGATCAAAGACGTGCCCGGGAAGCCACCAAACGAGAGTTCGTTATTTTCGCCGAATCGGAGTTTGCAGGCCGTCAGCGTGCCGTTGCATTCATCCAGCGACGGATCGCTCACCGGGTTGTTGTTTTTATCGAAATAGCGGGTTCCGGCATAGTCGCAGCCGTCGCCAGTGCGATATTTATTCCGGATGCACCAGGTACACAGGGAATGAAGCTGTCGCGTCGGGATCATTTGCCCCTGCAGGTCCATCGGGCTGGACAGAACAAATTCAACGGTTTCACCGGCAAGCTCCCCCGTTTTCCCGTCGATATACCAGACCTGCAGCTTTTCCTGAGTCGGGTCTGCTGTAGGGTTACCGTCTGCGAAATTTCTGGCATCGAGATATTTTTCTTTTGTGTCGTGAACAGTGACTTTCGCCTGCAGCAGATCGTCATACGCAAGACACAGGGCAGAAATGGAGCTTTCGATGTTCGCAACCGTCAGTGATGGCGTTGCATTGCTCCCACTGGTTGATTTCTCCAGACCTTCCAGTTGATATGGCCAGGCGGCATATTCATTTCCCTGCCACCAGATTGGTTTCGCCGGAAGCCTGGACTCATCCCCACCAGCGGCGATGATTTCCGCTTCTGTGTGGGGAATGCTGTAATTGTGAAAGCGGAGAACGTCCGTTAGCCCAAAGGAAGAACCGTCCACCTCAATCAGACGAACATCGTTTCCGGATTCAAGCTTCTGATAGTCTGCGTTTAAGCTCATGGTTTAAATGCCTGGATGAATGTTGCTTCAAGGTTGAATTTCCCCGCGCCCAGCCCGGTGGGTTTATACGTTTCGCAACGATACAAACCCAAAGGTTCGAGCGGTGGCTTCCACTGAAAGGCTTTCGTTCCTTCATGCCTGTCGAGAAAAGTTTTAATCGCTGAAATGTAGGTTTCGTTGCCAGTAAAATTGAGTGTCCATTGCTGAGTTCTGGTGTTCAATCCATCCCCTGAAACCTGCTCATATCCATCACCAAACTGTGCTTTCCTGACGCGGAAATTTGTATCAGCCTCCGCGTTAATTCGTGGGCACCAGGTGAAAGTTTCAATGGCCATAGTTATCGGGTTCCTTTCATTGCGTTCCAGATGTCACCGCCGGGGCGGATATCACGCATTACATTCTGCTTATATCGCTGATCGACAAATTTCCCGACTTCGGCACCAAATTGCTCAAGGCCTGGTGAGGTTTGCGTTGAGGTGTTGCCGTTGCCATCGATAGTGATATAAACCTGTGGCGCCGACGATACAGACTGACCGCCGCCACCTCCGACCGCACGAACACCGAGAGAACCATCCGGCGCGCGGGTAAGCGGCATGATCGCCTCCGGCCCAGCCTCGCCCATGATTCCGGTACCGCCTTTTGCGAAAGCGAACATGGTGGGGTTTCTGACGATCCCATTACTGAAAGCGCTAAGAGATGGAGAGTCATAAACGCCGCCTTTGGCGTTAAACTGGAAGTTCGATCCGTAACTGGAAACCGCCGTACCGGTGCTGGCTGATGCTCCCGCCCCACCCCCGAAGAAGCTGCCTACACTGCCAATGAGTGAGCCAAAGATGCCAGAGCCGGAAGAGGCCCCACCCATCGCGCTAACCACCGCCATCTGCAGCGCCACTTTTTCGATAATCTGCAGGGCAGAAATACCCCACGATTTCCAGCTAACTTTATTGCCTTCGAGCATTGAAGTGACGTTACCAAACGCGCTGTCGAGTGTGGTTTTCACCCCGTCAGAGACCGTGCCGGATACATTACTGATTTCATCAAACCAGTTGGCATAGCCGCGTGATACTCCGGACATCCAATCCGCTTCAGCTGCTGCAATAGCCTTGTATTTCTTATCCAGAGCATCGAGTGCTTCGCTTCGAGCTATCACAGCCTGAGTGCTTTTGTCGCCACCAGCTTTAGTGAAAACACGGTCGATCTGTTGCGTCTCGTCGAACCGGCTGCGCTGGCGATCACTCATGCCTGCGGTGTCGGTTGTCAGCGTCGCCTCATCCCTGAACTTTCGGGCCGCTTCAGTTAAATCCTTCAGGGCATCGGCTTGTTCGCGCTGCTTGCGCACGTTCTCATCGGCTTTTTGCGTCCATTTTGCCAGCTCTGCTGATGATGCCTGGATTGCCCTGCGCTGCTCATCAGTCCATTTAGTGCCTGCCTGGTGGGAAGCCGCATAAAGCTCGGAGGCTTTTTCGCCTTCCGTCGCCCGGACGCGTTGCACGTCGATAGCCACACTCAGATCGGCCATTTTGCGGGAATACTGTTCGGCGGTGCTGGCCGCTTCGCGCTCGGCTTTACTCTGCGCATTTGAGGCAACAGTGGAGGTTTTTTTTGCCTCTGCAGCTGCCGCATCCTTTTTGGCTGCCTGATCCTTGTTGTAGATGTACTGGGTGTAAAGCGCCCCCGTCAGTTTCAGGTCTTCTGCTTCGTAGACGTGCTGCTGATGGAGTTTCTCTAATCCGCTTAAGCTGGCCAGCTCATTATCGCGGCGCGAGCGCTCCAGTGCGGTTTGCTGTTGCGGTGTTGCGTTCGCCAGTGAAACGACGGGCCCGGCATATTGTGGCGGCTTGGCGCCAGCGGTCGCTGACATTGAGCGGTTAAGCAGGTCATACGCACCTTTCAGGATAGAGACGGCGCCAGCCTGCTCGATAGCCTTTTGTGTGGCCAGATCACTGGCCTGGTTAACCAGCTTCTGCGTTTGCTCGACTTTTGAAGCTGCCTGTTCGCGCTGGTACTCCAGCTGGTTCAGCTTATCAGTCAGTTCGATGTTTTTGGCCGTGATGTCGGCCTGGTCCATGAAGGTGTTGATCAGGGTCAGCGTCGGATGGCGATTGTAGTCCTGCTGGATTTGGTCAACCGCCTTAAGGCTGTCTTTCACCTTCGCGATCTGAGAGTCGAGGTCGGCCAGGTCCTGTTTTTGCGCCTGTAAAGATGTACGGGCATCAGCCGCGGTCGAACGCAGGCCAAGCACCGACATCTGCTGAAGCTTGGTGTTGATCTCGTCAAGGTTGTTGGCAAAACCTACCGCCTCACGGTGCACCTGCTGGGTATGCTGATAAAGGCCATACATCGCAGCGCCGGCACCGATAATCACTCCAGGCCAGCCACCGAGAATGCCAAGGACGCCACTACCCAGGCGGGACATCACCGAGGCTGTATTGGTGAGGTTATTAACGGCCGAAGTCCTGCCAGCAAGCGCCGTATTCAGTGATGCCTGAGCAGCAGTAAGATTACGCTCAGCGACAATCTGAGCCTCAATACTCGTCGCCGCTGCGCGAGCCTGTTGAGCGCGGTAAACAGCCTGGCGACCAGCAGCAACGCTAACCTGAGCGCCGCGAACCTGAGCCTGCGCCAGCGCGACCTCGGCGGCCGTATTAGCGAGAACAGCCCGGGTTGACTGAGCAACGCTGCCGACCATGTTGCCAAAATAACGGGCGAGGCCAACACCAACCAGAATACCGGCTGTATTTGCCACATCATCGATGTTATTCGCCAGACCATCCAGCACGCCGGAAAGGGTTGATGATGCGCCGACAGCATCGTTCGCCCCGCCCACCCATGCGAGAAACGCGTTTTGCACTTTCTGTGCAGATCCGCTGATTGATGCGGGAAGGGTATCGAACTCTTTACGGAGGATCTCGACGTTGGTCAGCAGAGGGACGATCTTGTTGGTCGTCAGCTCGCCGTTGTTGGCCATATTTCGCAGGCCACCAACAGTGGTACCCAGCCCATCAGCCAGCAGTTTCGCCAGGCGGCCGCCGTTCTCCATGATGGAGTTAAATTCTTCGCCTCGCAAAACGCCTGAGCCAAGCGCCTGGCTAAGCTGGGTGATAACAGAACTCGCCTCTTCGGTACTGGCGCCAGACAGCTTCAGTGAGGTTGCTACGGTTTCCGTAACTTTTGCGACGTCAGCAGAAGCGTAACCGGCATCACGCAGGGACTGTGCAATTCTGCTGTACAGGTTGCTGTTTGCCTCAAGGGATGTTCCGGTGCGCTGGCTAATCTCCATCAGCACGCGCTGGGATTGCACGTAATCCTCGCTGGAAGAAGACGCAAGGCGAAGACGCCCATTCAACTGGTTCCACGTGTCGGCAAACTGAATCAGTTGATGTGTGGCAAATGCGCCAGCCCACGCACCGGCAAGCCCGGCAGCAGAGGATCGCACGGTTGCAAGCTGAGAATTCAGGTCAGCTAAAGACCGCTGAGTTTCACGCGTGGCCGCTGCAGCTTTTTTCCCGCCCTGTTCCATAGTGCGGTAGTAATCGGTTCCCATGCGGGACGCTCTGGCGATCTCTGACTGGAAAGAAGAAGAGTTCGCCGAAATTTTGATGATTAGCTCGCGCAGCGTTGCCATATTTCACCCATAAAAAAGCCCGCAGCCGCGGGCATCAAAGACTGGACATCCATTCTTCAAGTTCAGAGACTTCAGCGCCTTCTTCCTGCTCACCCCATTTCAGCATCACGTCAGGAATGGTGAATTTCCCCCCCTGAGAGTTCAGCATTGCAACGGAGATCTGCGCCGCCTGTGCATCGGCGCGCCAGTCACCAATCGGACTGATGCGGTCGAACTCGATCCACATTTTGAGTTCGCTGGCGGTCATGGTCTGGCGCAGTTCGTGGAGAGTACGCCCCAACCGGAGCGCCAGCGACATCAGGAAGAAGGTCAGCGGCTGCTTTACGGCTTTCCCGCTTCTTCCTGGCTCATTCCGAGGTTGAGGGCCTGAGCCAACAGGCGGGAGTGCACAGGACCATAAATTTTAGATACCTGCTCCTGATCCTCATCGCTGAATACTCGCTCGCCGTTTTCATCCAGCAGAACGTCAATAAACAGAACCACATCAGCCTCTTTGTTACGCAGAAACTTTTCCGCCTCCGTCAGCGTCGGTGCCTCTTCGCTCTCAGCGACCTGGGGATTAACGATCTCCCGGAATTTCACCCAGGCATCGCCAGAGGGTTCACGCAGCGTTACCTTTACGCCATCCCATTCAGGGACCGTGATACCTTCTTTGGTGCGATAGGCTTTCGATGCTGTAAGCGCCACGTTGCGTAATGAATTCTGTGATGTTTTTTGCGGCATTTCATTTTTCTCTTGTTACATGATCGGAGGGATAAAAAAAGCGGCCGAAGCCGCTCAGGAACCAGACGCGTGGATGCGTTTAGGTTTGCCGCGTACACGCAGAGAATAGGTAGCGCCAACAACAGAAGAGGTTGCAGCAGACCATGAGCTCTGGCGTACCTCCACCAGCACGTAGAAACCGTTGCCAGACGGGAATACCACACGCAGCGCACGCAGTTCGTCATTTTCGTAAGCGGTCTGCAGTGCCTCCTGTGCTGCTTCATCACCAACCCAGTTACGGGTAATGCTCATTTCAGCAGGTGCGGCGAGGCCGTTGGTTTGCTCCTGTTCAGTTGAGCACAGCGTGGTTACGTCGATATCCCCTTTCTGCCCGCCGGTGAAGGTGATCTCCTTTGTTGCACAGGCCGCTTCCAGCCAGGTAATGCCAGCCCCCGGAAAACCTGAGGCGTTAAAATCCTCGGCGGTTACGGGTGCGTCGGAGACGGCAAAGGTCATCCCCTTTGTGACTTCATACTTACTGGTCATAGTTTCTCCAGTTAAAAAAAAGACCGCCTGAGCGGTCTGTTATGGTGGGTAAAGTTAAACGGTTACCTGAAATTCGAGCGTTGCCCGGTGATAGCGCAGATCAGGCTCATAGCCCGGCGTTTTCACAATGCTTTCCGGCTTCAGCACCTGCAGAGCATCAAGCGCCATATTCCTGATCGTGCGCGCTTCAGCGATGGTGCTGGAATAGACATCAACCTGCACAGAAACAGCAGATTCAGCCTGACCGCAAAGAACGTCTGCGGCCACGTCGGTAATAATCGAGAAAATTACCCAGGGCGGAGAGACTGAAGGCTTCCCGTCACTGCCGAGCGGCGCAACGTAGGGATAAACCTGCCCTCCGGCCAGCAGCGTCAGCAGAGGATAGATATCGTCTTCCGTCATTTGCTTAATGCCTCGTCAATGGCCTGGTTCATGCGTCTGATCGCGACCTCCGTCGCCTGCTCCTGGCGAACATCGAACGCGGGACGAATGAACGGGTGCGGCGGCATGTTAACGGTACCCATTTCGACGAATCGCCAGTAAAAGGCATTTCTCGGGTTATTCGCCTTCATCGTGTTATCGCTGTTCCCGGTGCGCGGGTTAACACCACGAATGTGGACACCGGAAGAAATTTCCCCGCGGCGTCGGCTTTTTTGGGTCACCACCACCACGTTTTTTTTCAGTTTCCCGGTACGCACCGGAGCGCGGGCGATCACTTCTTCCTTAAGCACTTCGGCACCGGCGCGCGTGGCATCACGCAGAACCTTGTTGTTTTCAGCGCGGCTAAGCGCCTCCAGATCCTTTGCGATGTCATTCAGCCCGGAAAAATCGAGGCTCGTCTCAATCATTTTTCGGCTCCCGTTTTGCAAAGAATTTCCAGGCGAGTGCCGGTCGCATTTGCTACAGGAGGACCGATGATATTTAGCACCTGCCCTTTATACGGGCCGCTGAGCACTTCCAGACGAGAAGAGGCATTCAGCTCAGCCCTGAAGCGCATCCAGACGCGAATGGTTGCCTGCGCAGTTTCCGCACCGCCAGACATCTGCTCTCTGCCGCTGATCCCCTTCACCTCAGCCGGGACCGGGTTGCCACCACTCCACGATTCAACCGGCTGACCAGATGGATCGCGCGAAGTCGTGAAGGTGAGAATTTTTACCCTGTGCCTGAATCGTCCAGGTTCCATCAGGAGCCCTCCTCAGGTTCAGATTTACCGCGCCAGTTGCGATGGATGAACATCATGCGTTCGGCTGCAGCGTTCTCATAAAGCTGTACTTCGCTTTGCGCGGTGCGGTGTTCAAACATGTCAGCAAAGACAAGGAGAACGGCGCCCTTAACGGCTGCAGGAATATCAGCTGCAACTTTCCATGCCGGTTCATCGCACCAGCGTATGCAGTAGTCAAAAGCCGCCTGCGCGTACAGGGTGATCAACTCGTCCCTGTCGTCTTCCTCAAACTCAATCTGCTGTTTGAACAGGCGGAGGCCAATTACATCGAGAACATCTATCGCCATACGTTAAAAGGGCGGGTTATCCCGCCCCCTCCATCATGAGCCAGAAGAGAAAGTGCCCTTGATGATGGCCGCCGGGCGATAGTGCGCCAGCGCCAGGCGTTCTTCGCACAGAATGGTCAGCATGTTTTTCACGAAGTTGTCGCGGTCGTCACGGCTGACTTCCACGGTGGCATTCATGCGATCCCAGACCTGAGAGGCCATATCGAAACCGCCCACCGTAAAGGTGCCGGCGGCCTGCGCCTTAGTCGGAACCACTGGCAAACCCCACATGATGTTGCTGGTAAACGCCTGAGGACCACCGAAGATATAGCGGCCTTCATTGTCTTTCAGCAGCGCGATGTTGTGCCAGTCCCGCGGGTTCAGGACAATACCGGAAGCGCTAAACTCAGACTCTGTCACCTGATAAATAGCGTGAGCGATAATGTCAGCGCGGGTGTCGCCGGTGGCATTCAGCGAGGTGTCGTAAGCGGTGGCCACTTTGTTCAACCCTTCGATGTTATCCCCGGTACCGTCACCGTTCAGCAGTTGACCTTCCTCCTTCAGCGCTAGGCCGTACATGAGGCGGTTGTTGACGTATGACTGCAGCATTGGCGCATCGTCCATAACCTGACGCGATGCCTGCACCCAGTGGGCGATCGTCTTCACGTTCGCGGTTTGCTTACTGAAGGTGATATCCGATTCGGGCTTCAGCGCTTTCTCAGCCACCACGTCGGCGTTATTGGTAAACACCTCTTCACGGACGTATTCCAGAGCGTTGCTGGAGATGCGGCCCTGCGCCAGCAGGTCACGAATGGTCAGACGGCGCAGTCCTGGCATGATGATGCCGGGGATCTGCATTGGCTGGATCAGCGAGCCTGCAGAGTCTGCATCACTGCCGAGAGACTTATTGAACGTCTTCGCATCGAAGGTGCCCTGTTTACCGTCCCATGACTTAATGAGCTCTTCAGCAGCTCGTTCAGAGAAGGATTTCTTCTCACCAGGATTATCAGCGCCGGATGCCAGTTTCTGTTCAAGATCGAAGAGGCGGGTACCGGATTTGGTCAGCTCTTCCTGTACTTTCGCAAGGTCGGACTGCAACTGCTTGGAAACCTGACCAGTGCTTTCGATTTCTGCTTTCTGCGCATCGAAAAGTTGGGACATTTTCTGCTGGGATTCTTCGATAGCTTTTTGAATGAGAGCGAGTTCAGACATAATTAATTACCTAAATTAGAAGGGAAAGATTTGATGCTCTGAAGCAGAGCGTTGATTTGTGCTTTGTTTCCGTCGCCCTCGGACTCGCTCCGAATCGCTGACTTAAACCGGGCTATTAGCCCAACTGCCTGTGATTTGGTGAGCCCGACTGAATCCCTCAGCCAGTTCTCCACATCACGGATCGTTTCAATGCCATCGACACTTTTCATGGCTGAAATGCCAGCCTGTTCGTTGGCCGGGAAGGTACAAACGCTGATTTCACGCAGGGCCTGAATATTCTTAAAAATGCGGCCGGTGGTAGTGATGCTGTAATCGTCTTTCGCAACCGAAAAGCCAACCGACATCCCCTCAACGGTACCGTGCTGCATTGCCGCTTTCAGGTCGGTGGCGCCGCTGTGTCCTGGGGTCAGCTGACCGCGCACATACAGACCTTTCTCGTCTTCGGCCAGGCTGTCCCATTTACCAACCGGTAGCTCCCACGTCTTGTGGTTGAAGAACATCGCCACTTTGCGGGTCTGGTTCGCCAGTGCATTTTTAAACGCCCCGGGCAGAATGATGTCGCCATCGGAATCGGTGTTATTAAAAACAGAGGCGTAGCCTTCAAAAATCCCCTGTTTCCCGTCACCGGTGAATTTGATTTCTGTCTCGTCGAAGGACAGCGTTTTTACGATTTCAGGCATTACGGCCCCCATAAAAATTAAGCCCCGTTATTACGGGGCTCTTTGTTGGTTCCTAAGTCCGTGATCGGCACGTATTGCGACTGGCGCATTGCCACATCGCCACCCGGCAATGGCGGGAGGTTGTCCGTTCGGCGCATCTCATTGATGGTGCGTAATCCTGCCTCTCCCATTGCCTTCATAAAGGCTGCGCGGGATGCCGAATCGCCCCTCAGCAGGCCGTCGAGATTGTGCTCAGCATGAATGCGGCCAACATCCTTAGCAGGAATAAGCCACCGCTGAATGCTGTTTTCCCACCGGGAGATATAGGGCTGCAGTGTGTACTGCAGGAAGCCGAGATTCTGCTGCTCGATGCCCGATCCCCAGCTCGTTGATTTCTCGACGTCGCCGACAAGGTGAGGCGGTACGCCAAAGAATCGCGCCAGTTCACTTACCTGAAATTTTCGGGACGCCATCATTTCGGCATCCTGCGGCGTTACGCCAATTGCCGATGTGGAAAAGCCCGCTTCCAGAATCCAGAGGCGTTTTTTAACCGGACCGCCGGCGATCTCTTTGAAGTTCTCTTCGACCTGCGAGCGCTGCTGTTCAGTTAGCACTTTTTCACCGGTTGAGAGGATTTGCGGAGACTTGGCGCCGTTGGCAAAGAAATCTCGCTGCTGGTCCTCCATCGCAACTGCCACACCTGCCGATTTACAGGCAAAAGCAATGGGTGACAGGCCGACCAGCCCGGTAAATCCGAAGCCTTTAAGGTGAAAAATCTCTCTCTGCGAAAAGTCGGCGTATTCGCTGTCGCGTTGATAGCGATAAACCACTTTTTTTCCGACGAGTTTCACATCCATATTGGCAGACTGAAGCGGGAGAAGGCTGATCACGTCACCCGCGCTGTTGCGGTCCACCAGTGCATACGCGTTACCGTAGAAACAGAGCTGCATCGTCATGGCCTCCCTGAATTCCTGGGCGGTCATGTACTGATTAGGTGAGTAGCGCAGCAGTCGCGCCAGCGGATTGCTCAAACCCACTTTTTTGCGGTTGTCATTCTGGTCGGTTTCGAAGACATCAAGCGGTAAGCATGCCGTGAGCGTTGAAATCAGGCTCACGCAGCGCCAAACCGTCGAAATTTGCAGTATCCGTTCATCGTTAATGGATGAATCGCCCAGGTGTCCGTGGGCCGAAACAGGCCCCGTCTGTGAGCCCTGATTTGGGGTGACTAAACGCCCGCCGACAAACCAGGACTGCAGCCTTGCCCACCAGCCGTTATTGGTTCGCAGGTCAATCGTGTATTTAGGTTCTTCCATCACATGCTCAGCGGTCGGAAAATGAAGTCATCGAAGTCACCACCCTGTTCGGTAACTTCCCCATTAGCAGCACCAACGGACATTGTCATTGCGACCATGCCATCAATACGGCCTGTTGCTTTGGACTTATCGAGCTTGCGGTTGCCAGCAGCATCTTTCACCACCACCGCATTCACAGCACACATCGTTAATACTGGGTGCATGCCATGCCTCACGCGCCCGTTAAGCATCAGAGACTCCAGCGTGTCTACAGCTGGCCCCATATCCTTAAAGCCCTGGCCGAACTCGACCAGCGGGAGGCTCAACCCAATGGCATCGGCATCCTTCCTGAACTGGTCAATGCGCCAGCGGTCAAAAGCCATCGAAGTAAGGTCGAAATCACCGATAATTTCAGCGATATCCGCAACGACGAATGAGTAATCCACCGAAGCGCCTGGCGTGGTGCGCAGCAGCCCCTCTCTCACCCAAACGTCATAGGGTGCGCGGTCCGTTTTGGTTCGCTCTTCAAGAGTCTTTTGCGGTGTCCAGAAGAAGGGGAAAACATCCCAAACTCCATCATCTGCTTCACCAGCTATAACCAGCGCCGTTAAGTCGTTCCTGGCTGACAGATCCAGCCCCGCGTACCACTTCCTCGGGGTGTTAATCGGTATCTCTCCGCAAAGCTCCCACACGCTGCGGGAAATAAACGGCGATACGGTAGAAACGCGCTGATTGAGGTTGAGGTTTCGGAAGGTGTTTTCGAAGCTTGGCATTCGGCCAGCTTTCTCAGCCTGGCGCGCCATGTCTTTTTCTGACCTGAATGTGCCCAGCGCCGGGTTCGCGGCCAGCCAGGACTCGCGTTTACTGATATCAGCATCTTTTGGCGCTTCATAAACGTGGCACACGATGTGCGGGTCTTTCGATTTGACTGCATCATCAATCCATATGCTCAGCAGGTCGGCGTCATTTGCTGCCTGCGTACTGATAACAACCAGCAGCGGGTTCTCATGCGCCCCCTGCGCGGTAGTTATTGCATCGATAAAATCATCCTGTGGTCCCCTTACCTGCCCGGTTTCATCAAGAATGGCCAGAATGGGGGAAAGGCCGTGCGTCGTCTTACCTTCTGCGGATAAAGCCTTGTATTCGACGTTACACGGCAAACCAATCAGCTTTTTGCCGCTTGGCGTAATGTGAACAATCTCCTGCAGCTTAGGGTTCAGGTTGACCATCTTCACCGCGAGGTTAAAAACGATGGCCGCCTGTTCCCGGCTAAGTGCACCGCTGACAATCTGCGTGTTCTGAACCGCTTCAGGCCCCACCAGGTGAGCCAGGAGGATTCCAGCGATTAAGCCTGTTTTACCGTTTTTTCGGGCGATGCTGAGGATCGCCATATCCGTTCCGGCTGGATTGTCGTAAACCGCCAGGATGAAATCTTTCTGAAAGGGGTCCAACCGCATAGGCTGGCCGATAAGCTTGCCTTCCGGCACGATGCAAAAGCGCTCAATGAACGCTATTACACGCTCACCTCGCGTCATAGTCTTTTATCCGTGCCTGGGAAAGGCGATCAGGTTGTCGTCCTGGTCCTGATGCTCGGTTTTGGTATTTCGTGCATCACGATCATTCTGATTGCGTTTCTTCTGGTCGCGGCTTTCGCCGTTGGTTGCGTGGGAATGGATCTGGAGGTCACGGCGCTGAGCCAAAATAGTTCGCTGCAGCTCAACAATTTGTTTGCGGAGGTCTTTGATAAGCCCTTCGTCGCGGCCCTCTCCGCGTGTTCGCTCTTCTTTGCGTAAATCCTTACGCAAAACCGTGATATAGAGCTGGTTATTTGCCAGTTCTACAGCGGCCAGAAGGTCGGCCGGCGTCCAGCTGTCCAGAGCTTTCGATCTGATATTGTCATGCCAGAATGGTTCGGCTTTTTTTTCCAAACCTGCATGGGACGGAGGATCGATGGTGTCCACTGCTGCATTTTTCATGGCCTGAACCGCTGCTGCCGAACTGTCGGAACGGGTTCGTTTATCTGCCATATGTCAACACCTTAAAACTAAAAAAATCGGGTTAGCGTTAAAATCAAACTTTGGCGGCGGTCATTTGGAGCAAAGGTTTTGAAGATTTGATCCCCCCCCTGCCCTTGATGGGATTCATTCTCACTTGGAATGATTGCATTTGAAACGATTTCACTCGTTCATTATCTGCTTTACTTCATCATGCCAGGAGGTGTGTTTATCTACCTGTTCGAGCTTCTGAGCGCATTTCCCGTACTCAGGCAATACATGCCCTGAGACGGTCAGTGTCGGTACGTTCTCGCCTACAGTATGGGAGAACTGGATAGACGTAACACGCTTCATCTCTACGCCATCAATCGCCAGTTGAACAAACTTACCGTCGCGGTATTCAATGATGAGGTCTTTCATTACGTCCTCCAGTGAGACGCAGGATCGAGCGGGTAGCCGTTGGCATCACAGCCTATTACCGCGCCGCTCTTCTCCATTCTCTGTTTCGTTGAATCATGATGTGCTTTGCACAGTGGCTGCCAGTTATCTTTACTCCAGAACAGGAGCTGTGCTTTCGATATGGCCAGCGGATTACCTGACTTAAGCGCATCTTTCAGTTTGTGGGGCATGATATGGTCAACCACCGTTGCTGGTGTTATGCGCCCCTGCTGCTCGCACATCACACATAGTGGGTGCTGCTGAAGAAAACGCAGACGGGCCTTATCCCATCGGCTGCCATATACACGGGGCTCTTTGTTCATGCCAGTCTCCATGCACGGCGGCGTTCTGTCCTCGGCTCGTTGTCAGGGTGACGCTCAACCACCGGCATGTCGGCGTGGTCCACCAGCGAGTAACACGGATAAATCACCCTGCCACCGAATGCCTCACCGACGGCGTAATCAGCTGCCAGCGTTTTGTTCCATGTGCTGAGCATGCGCACCAAACTTCCCCGAGGAGGGCTATAACATACGCCGTGAATCAGCTTGCTTAATACGATGTGGTCACCACAGACGCGATCCGCATCCACCAGCATTCCGGCAATCTCTTTCTGATATTGCGGCGGTCGGCCGGTACCGAGATAAAAGCTCAGCATGTCGTCAGGAAAGCGCGCTAGCCAGTCCGTTACCGTCTCGGTGAATCCCTCAACCGGCAGCGCGTCGTCTTCTAACACCACTACCCGGCAAGGTTGCTCAGCAGCCCATTCGATAGCGCGACGATGATTCCAGTTCGCGCCGCGGTTACCGTCATCAATAAGCAGATGAGCATCCAGCAGCGCGGCAAGTCGTTGCGCATGACCTATGCGAGAGTGATGCCCAACCACAACAAACTTCACTTGTGTTTCCACCATGCGCCCTCCTTACCAATCCCCTCGGTTTTAAACACCGTGTGAACCAAAGGGCCTGTGACCAGCCTGTCAGCGAATGACTGCGCGACAATGCCGAATGCCAGCATGTCACCCACCGCGGCGCCAGCCTGTTCCTTCTTCCAGAATCGATAACTCTCGATCCGGTAGTAAAGGCGGATAATGCCGTGGGCGAACGCCATTACATCAGCGCGGGTGCCACCCAGCAGACCAGCGTTAAGCATCACATCGTTGCGGTGCGCTTCAATGAACTCCTGATAGATGCGCTCCGGATGATTCTGCTTTGCCCAGGTGTCGGCGTAGGTCTTCGGTTCTGAGCCGAGATAAACCTTACCAGGCTGCATTTCCCCCCACGGTGCGCGAAGCATTTCGACATCGGTACCATCGGTACACCAGACGAACCGGTATTCAGGGTGATCGCGCAGGTGCTGCCAAATGTGCAGCCAGCGCCGGAAGTAGACATTCATCTTCACGTCAGGGACGCGGTACAACTCAACGTCTGCTGGGGCAGTATGAAGTTCATCCACCAGCGCAATACGTCCACACTGCCTGAGTGATGAGGCCCATTTAGCCAACATGTCAGGCGAGGCCGTCAGTTTGGTACCGCGCTGCGGGTCAGGCTGGCTGGTAAGCAACGTTGTAATTACCACGTCGCGCTGAGATCTATATTCGGCATAGCCTGTATATCCTGAATCCCGGCGCTGCCCGTAAATCACAGCGTTTTTCTTATCGAGCGTCTCACGTTCAGGCCTCGGTATACTGCGCGCGCCTTCTTCATACTCGTCCATTGAGTGAATGAGCTTTTCAGAGCCAACCACATCAGCAAACGCCCAGGACGTTAAGCCAGCGTTATAAATCCGAAGCGCCAAATCAGGATGCTCATACATGCCTCGACCGTATATCGGATCGAATCCGCCAACCTTCTCAATGGCGCTGCGGTGGTAGTACAGCATCACACCGCGCTGCCCGGTGTAAGCGATATGCTTATCATCCTGGTACAGGACGGTCATATCGTTTATCTTTCGTGGACCAGCCAGATCGAGAAACTGGTAAGCCAGGTGTGGCTCAGGTGACTCGATGTAAGGCAGGTGCCAGTTATCGGCAACCGGCCATGCGTCATCATCCCACAGGAAGAGATGCTCACATCCGGCGTCCACCAGCGCTTCGAGGCTTCGGTTTTTCGAGGCCACAATGCCGAGGGATGTTTCATTGCGAAGCAGCTGCACGCCGTCGGGAACGACTGCGGCAGGTTTTGAACCATCATCGATGACAACCACCAGCGCGCCGGACGGTAAAAATTGATGATGCTGCGCCAGTGCCCGCTTCAATACGTCAGGGCGATTATGCGTTGTGATTGCTATTCCTATGCGTGACACCGAATTGCAGACAGGCGCGTATGGGACACCATCGATAGTGACCTGCATAATTTCTCCAAAATAAAATGGTTCAGGACTCCTATCTGGACATCACTTTTGCTGACACCAAAATGATATAATCGCAGCTCATTTACACAAACCTTTAGAGGTAATTTCATGACAGATCTGCAGAAACGCATTGATGAACTCGAAAAAACTATTGAAGAGCTACTTTTAGATCAGCATGCAGCAAGAATTGCTATTACCACGATATCCACAGCTTGGAACTCCCTTGCCAAACAGCCTGGTATGCTTGGCGATAGCTACGATAAAGCTTTTAAATCAGCGCCGCCTGTGGAGTTTGAAAACCCAGTAAATGAAGGTTATGCAGAAGAGTTACATAAAAGAGTTGTAGCCCTACTTTCTAAATCTTAATCGAATCGTTTGGGCTACCTTTAAGTGGCCCTATTTCTAATGTCTCCCTTCCTCAATATCCCTAATCCCTGCCAGTTGGTTGTTACCCTTCTCTATCTCTACAAGTAATGATTGAATCCAGAGAACGGCCTGACAATAGGTTATTGAGCTGGCGGCAGCGGTACTATCATCGGCTGCGTCAGTGTCCCCGGTATCGGGGTGCATTGCGCTGGCACGTAAACGGTTCGCGTAGTTGAGCAGCCCACCAGCGACATTAGCAGGAACAGGCAGATCACAGGTTTTTTCACGGCGAAGAATCTCCCGGTATTCGATAACGGTCTTTTCGGTTCCGGCATCAATCAGCGAGTTCAGGCGACTGGCGTTCTCCGCTACCTGGTTAAACCGGTTGAAGTTGAACGCCTGGGTAGTTATCACCGTTGCCTGCAGTGCGTTATCGTTGCGCAGTATCCGGTTGTCACTCTCTGACGTGGTCAGCGCTGCATTGCTGCGCGCCAGTAGTACACAGAGCACCGCGATGAAGATGATTGCTGCCATCCCAACAATAACGAGGCTTCTGTTCACTGGTCTATCCCCCAGCACGCCAGCGCGCTTTCCTGGTCCCGCCGTTCCACCTGCCCATAGCAACCGTTCTTCTGGCCTTTGGTCAGACGACAGTCGCGGCCACCGTCTTTAATCCACCAGCGGATCGCTTCACAGGCGCCTTCACGGTCGCCAGCATTTATTCGTTTATAAAACGTAGACGGGAAACATTTTCCTGGGCCGATGTTATATGGGCAGAAAGATGCAATCCCGGCTTTCTGTGGTTCGGTCAGTGGTACCTTGATATTTTGCTCAACCCACGCCAGCGCCTTGTCGCGTTCGATAGAGTTTACCTTGGCACATTTCTCAGCAGACAGCTTCATGCCCTGAACTACTGGCTTACCATCAACCATCGTGGCGCCACGACAAATCGTCCAGAGCCCGCCGCCGTCACGATACGCCGTCAGGCTGTTACCCTCTTTCTCATCCAGAAACTGATCGAGAATAACGGGCGCAGACGCTCCGGCAAGAATCAACCCAATGACCGCAGCGCTCAGTTTATTCTTCAGCTTTGGTGGCATAGCCATTGCGCCGATCCTCCCGTTCTTTCCAGCGGAAATACCAGTTCACTGCACAGGTGATAACGGTGCATGCGATACCGACAATAATTGCCCAGTCGCTCAGGCTTAACCCTGCAATTCTGTCGGCCAACATCCAGGACACCTCTTTTGCTGTTTTAGCTGTTTCGGCATATGCCTTCGC